TGGAGACCTTAACAAAGATGGAAAGATGTCTGGTTACGAAACAGCTAGACAAAATGCTATAGAAAAAAGTATGGCAGAGCAAAAGAGCAAAAAAGCTAAAAGTGGTTTAGCTATAGGTATAAGTAAAATAAAATCGTAATGGTAGCTAAAGTTAGCACAATAAAAAGAAAGATAAAGTCTGGAGAAAAAATGGGCTTTTCTGAAAGAGCTAGAGCAGTAGCAAAAGGATTATTGCCTAGCAAAGCAAAGAAAAAGAAAAAGAAATCATAATGCCACATTATACTAAACCATTAAAAAAAGTTATAGGCAAACTAAAGAAAGCATCTAAAGCTCATGCAGGACAAGCTAAAACTTTAACAAAAATATTAAAAGACCAAAAACAAAGGTACACTACAAAACATGTCAAAACCACGAATACCAAGAAAAAAGGGACAACCCGCAGGGTCAAAAAAACATAGCGATTTATATACAGACGAAAATCCAAAGGGAACGATTAAGGGATTAAAGTTTGTAACAACTAAAGATGCTGAAGCATCAGTAAGGAAAATAAAGAACTCTGGTAGGTCGCATGCTCATAAAATACAAGCAGCTATTGCAATGGAACAAAGAGCAAGAGTTGCTAAAAAATTAGGAGCAGCCGCTGTTTATCGTAAATTTATAAATGCGATGAAAGCAAAGACCAAGGAGAAAAAAAAGAGTGGCACATCTCGTAAGTAATATACCTTTTTTTAAGGTATGGGTTCGTAGAGAATTTACAGCGAACTTTCAGCGATACCATGGAGAGTTTTTACATGGTATGGCAGTAGCAGTAACGTCAATGCCAGGAAGAAGTTTGAGTTTTCAAATTATCTTTACTGGTTATGAAGAGGATGAAAATGTACACGGAGGAGCTATGTGGGCTAGAATGCCTATCACAGCTTTAGTTGGAGATACTCCGTTTGATGAATGGGCTGAGCCAATGCCTAATTATTTGGCACAACCATGGGATTGTTCATCACATAATCATTCGGTGTTTGTAATAGAAAGAGCACATTCAACACCATGGATTGCTAAAGTAGACGACCAGTTTTATCCAGCAAAGTATTATTTTACTGTGGATTATACGGATAATGAAGTGGCTGACGACCCAGCCCAACATAAACAAAGTCACGTACTAGAATTATTAGATGCGGACAAATGGACAGGCAACATTGTTGCTTTACCAAACAATCGTGTCAGGGTTACCAACCCAGCATGGTTTGTAACTGGAGAGGGTGCTCCAGATTTTGTACCTAGTCAATGGGTATATAACTCTGAAATTAAACATGAGTATATTATGGATAATCAAAGAGTGTTTAATAATTTATATTCTGAGGAGAAATAAATATGGCAATGCATGGTAAAAGAGCTAAAGGTATGCAAAGAGGCGGAGTAATGAAAGCCAAAGGAATGCAAAGAGGCGGAATGAAAGCTAAAGGGTATGCAAGAGGCGGCATGAAAGCTAAAGGCGGTGCAAAAGGAGGAGCAGGTATGACTCTTGCTTCAATTAGAGCAATGGCTAAAGCTAAAGGCTATAAATTAGTTAAAGTATAATGGCTAATAAAAAGCAGACTACTGGGTCCTTTTTTGGCGACTTGATGAAAGCTATCAAAGCAGGTGGTTCTAGTAAGTTATTAAAGAACTACAAAATTAAGAAAAATGATACAGCGAGTACAATCGCCAAAAAAGAAGGCATTACGTTAAGACAGTTGATGTCTTTGAATCCAGGGTATAGAACAGGGCAATCAGGAACCCCTTCAAAAGGAACAGTTAAACAAAAGACTATGTCTGTTGGTAGCACTATTAAAATACCAGACCCTCAGACATTTAAAAATTTTAGACTAACCCCTGTTTCTGATAAATATAAACAAAGTATTAAAAAACCTGTTTATAAGACTATAAAGAAAAAAGAGTTCAAAGAGATGAATGAACCCTTGAAACGTAAAAGAGGTGCTGTTTCTATAGCTAAGAAAAAAGTTGTTAGAAGAAAGAAAAAGTAATGACTGATAAGCGTTGTCCAACTTGTGAATGTTACGAGTGCAATCCTGAGGAATGCACTTGTGACTGTCATTGCAAGGAAGAAAACAAAAAAGATAATGATTGAGTTTTTACTTGTATTTATGATAGGCAACGAGATAACAAATAAAACACAAATTTTTTCAGATATAAATAAATGTATTTATTTTGCTGAAAAACTAAACAAACAACCTAGTATTCCTACAGAGGATGGCAATAAAATAATAACTGCATATTGCAAACCCATACCAAAGAGAAGAAGATAATGGACCCAGCAAGCATAGGTATAGCATTAACTGCGGCAAGTTCTGCTTTTAGTGCAATCAAAAAAGGTTTTCAAATGGGTCGTGAAATAGAGTCTATGGGTAAAGATTTATCCCGTTGGATGGGAGCCATGAGTGATGTAGATAATGCAGAAAAGACCACAAAGAATCCTTCCGCTTTACAAAAATTATTTAAAGGAAAAGAATTAGAAGCTAGTGCTATAGAAGCATTCACAGCAAAGAAAAAATTAGAAGCTCAAAGACAAGAGCTTAAATCATTCATAAACTTTCATTACGGAGCTAACAGTTGGAATGAAATACTTAAAATGGAAGCTGAAATTAGACTACGTAGAAAACAAGAAATTTATGAGAGACAAGAGTTAATACGAAAAATATGGGAGGGCGTAGGTTGGGTTCTCTTATTTTGCACATTAGTAGGATTCGTATTTTTCCTTGCGTGGCTTTGGAAAGAAAAAAGAGGAGCATAAACATGGCAGCAAAAAAGAAAACTAAAAAAACTGGAGGGGCTAAACCAAAGAATCCTTCATTGTATGCTAGAGTAAAAGCAGAAGCAAAGCGTAAATTTAAGGTATATCCATCAGCATATGCAAATGCATGGCTAGTTAGAACATATAAGAAACGTGGTGGAACTTACTAATGGCTAAACCTAAAGGTGGCTTAACTAAATGGTTTAAAGAAGATTGGCGTGATGTTAAGACAGGAAAAAAATGTGGTAGGTCAGGGAAAGAAAAAAAGTCAAGACCTTACCCTGCTTGTAGACCCGCAAAAGTAGCAGGTCGTATTAGTAAAGCAGAGGCAAGAAAAAAGACAGGACCTAAAGCTGTAAAATGGTCAGTGACCGCTTCTGGTAGGAAAAGAAAAACAACACGTAAAAGAAAATGACATCACGTAATTATAAAAAAGAATACGACAGATATCATGCTAAGCCAAAGCAGAAAAAACGAAGAGCGTCACGGAATGCTGCTCGAACAATAATGGCTAAAAGAGGCTTAGTAAAAAAAGGTGATGGCAAAGATGTTCACCATAAAACAGGTAATCCTATGAATAATAAAAAATTATCTGTAAAAGCAAAAAGTAAAAATCGTTCATTTGCCAGAACGAAAACAGCAAGAAAGAAGAACCCTCGTGCATAAAGAACTAACAGAACTACAAGCAAAATTCTTAGATGCATTATTTGGACCTGCTAAAGGTAATCAAGCAAAAGCTATGAAAATAGCTGGATATTCTGAGAATACAAACCCTCACCATATTGTTAGCACCTTACGTTCTGAAATAATAGAACGTGCTGAATTAGAGATGGCTGCAAATGCCCCAAAAGCAGTTTTATCAATGGTAGGGATTATTGATGACCCGTCTGCTATTGGCAATAGAGAAAGACTTGCAGCGTCTCAACAAATATTAGATAGAGTTGGTTTATCAAAAGTTGATAAACTAAATGTAAGCACAGATAAACCTATGGGAGTATTTATACTTCCTGCAAAGACAGAAGATGATAGCACAGAAACTGAATCCGACTAATAGATATGCAACTCTAAAAGGTCCAACTATTCCATGGGGATATAAGGTAAGTAAAATAGATGGACAGTTGTTAGAACCTGTAGACGAACAGTTAAAAGCCTTAGAGTTGGCAGAAGAATATTTAAAAGAGTCCTCGTATCCAGAAGTATCTAGATGGTTGACAGAATATACAGGTCGTAAGATAACTCCAATGGGATTATGGAAACGAATAAAGACAGACAGAAGAGACAGAAGAAGATATGCTGAACAAAAATGCCGTGCCTCCAAGACCGAAGTTGAAGGCAACATCCAAGCAAAAGCCGCTAACTAAACAAGAAAAAGAGTTAGTAAAAGCAAAGAAACAGCAGAGAGCTGCTAAAATAAAGTTAAATTTTGCTCAGCGTAAGATAGCAAATATAGCAAACGGAAGTGATGACAGTGAAATTAAAGAGAAAGCTACAGAGAGTTTACCTGAAACTTATTATAAACAGGATGCACCAAGTAAAGAAATATTATTTAAACCAAACCCAGGACCACAGACAGAATTTTTAGCTGCGTCTGAAAGAGAAGTTTTATACGGAGGAGCTGCAGGAGGAGGAAAAACTTTTAGTTTAATAGTAGACCCTTTACGTTATTGTAACAATTCAAATATGAACGGCTTAATATTAAGACGTACAAATGATGAGTTGAGAGAGATTATACATAAGTCCCAAGAATTATATCCAAAAGCATTCCCTGGGGCTAAATGGATGGAGAAGAAAAGCCAATGGACTTTTCCCTCTGGAGCAAGAATATGGATGACATACTTAGAACAAGAGAAAGATGTATTACGTTACCAAGGACAAGCCTTCACATATATAGGCTTTGATGAATTAACACAATATAGGACACCTTATGCTTGGGATTATTTACGCTCGCGTCTTAGAACTGCAGATACCTCCCTCCCAGTCTACATGCGGGGAACAACAAATCCAGGAGGACCAGGGCACTCATGGGTCAAAAAAATGTTCATTGACCCTGCTCCAGCGAATAAAGCGTTTTGGGCAACAGATATTACAACGGGGCAAACATTAAAATACCCCAAAGGACATTCTAAACAAAATCAACCTTTGTTTAAAAGAAAGTTCATACCTGCTAAACTTGTAGATAATCCATTTCTATATGAGCAGGGAGATTATGAAGCCATGTTGTTGTCTTTACCAGAGACACAACGTAGACAATTATTAGAAGGGAGCTGGGATGTTGCAGAAGGTGCGGCATTTTCTGAGTTTGATAGGAGATATCACGTTAAAGAGCCATATCAAATTCCAGGAACTTGGCGAAAATTTAGGTCCTGTGATTACGGGTATTCTTCGTATTCTGCGGTCCTTTGGTTCACAGTTAATCCTGTGGATGAGCAAATTATTATATATCGTGAAATGTATGTTTCAAAGTATACTGCGAAAGATTTGGCGTTTGCTATCTTGGAAGCGGAAAAAGATGATGGTCAAATTTCTTATGGTGTACTGGACAGTTCGTGCTGGCATAAGAGGGGAGATACGGGTCCTTCCTTGGCGGAACAAATGATTTCAGTAGGTTGTAGATGGAGACCTTCCGATAGAAGTAGAGGTAGTCGTGTTGCAGGTAAAAACGAAATACACAGAAGATTACAAGTTGATGAAGATACAGAAGAGGCAGGCTTAACTATATTTAACACTTGCACCAATCTTATATCTCAGTTACCTGTTATACCTTTAGATAAAAGTAACTCTGAAGATATAGATACAAAATCAGAAGACCACTTATATGATGCACTAAGATATGGTGTTATGACACGACCAAGGTCAAGGTCAATATTTGATTATGACCCAGCAAAGATTCCACAAACTTGGAATCCTGCAGATAAAGTATTTGGATATTAATTATGAATGAAGAAAATGATAATGTAGAAGAACTGGTGTTTGTCCCAGAGAATCCTAAGGATGAATTAGCTGCGTATGTAAACGAAAAATTCAAGAACGCAGAAGACAGTAGACTATATGATGAGCAAAGATGGTTAAACTCTTACAGACAGTACAGAGGACTATATACATCTGAAACACAATTTACTGAAACAGAAAAATCTAAAGTATTCATAAAGATAACTAAAACAAAAGTATTAGCCGCTTATGGTCAAATCATAGATGTTCTATTTGCAGGGCAAAGATTTCCGTTAGGGGTTGAAGCAACTAGAATACCAGATGGTGTAACAGAGGCTGTAAACTTTGACCCGAAGAATCCTGAGAGTGCCTTAAGCGAACTAGGTACAGTACATGGATTTCCTGGGGATGGCAGAGACATACCAAGAGGAGCAACTCAA